TTCCAGTACCACGACCCCTTCAAGTCTGCCCACAACAACCACGACAAGCACAACAACAACGTCAAGCACCCTGCCAGCGACAACAACCACAACATCATCAACAACAACTTCAACATCTACAACCTCGGTTCCTCAGACGACTACAACTACGACTACTTCTTCCGTACCCCAAACAACATCAACAGTATCAACGACGACCACAACAGAACCACCAGCAGTTCCAACACCTGTTACACAGCCTCAAATAGTTGAGCCAGAACCCGTTGATACTTCCGTTCCTGAAGAGCCTGAACAAGACGAGACAGACACCACAGAGATACCAGTAGAGGAAGCCATGCCAGAAACGACGCTTCCCGAAGAAACAACCACAACAGATGAAACATATCCTGAGCCATCCCCCGACACTACAGACGAACCAGTTGAGGACACAACTCCCCCCGAAGTAGACACAACCCTGCCAGAAGCCACGGATACCCCTCTAGAAGCCCCTCTAAGCGACGAAGAAGTGGATACGCTAATAGCAGAGGCAGAAACCACAGAAGCCCTTGTAGAAGCCCTAGCCGAACTCAGCCCAGAACAGGTAGAACAAGTCATTGAATCCCTACTCGCTGAAGAACCAACCGAAGAACAAGCAACCGCCCTCGCGTCCAGCCCCGAAGTCCTAGCCGTCATCACCGCAGAACAAGCACAAGAAATCTTTGAGGCGTTAGACGTAGCCGAACTGTCTGATGCCCAGACCGAAGAACTGATCGCAGCAATCGAATCCGCACCCACTGAAATCCGTGAAGAATTTGAGGACACCATTGACATCTTCGGTGAAGGCTTGGACGACTACACCCCCACCGGCTCAAACATTCCTGTCGGAGAACGACGAACCCTCATCGCAGTCACCGCAGGGATAACCCTCGCAGCAGCAGGTACTAGAATCAGACGCTAATGAGAAAACTCTTGGATTACCTAGCAGACAACGCATGGACATGGGCTGGAACAGGCATGGTTCTCATCACCCTCTCAGGCCCAACACTCCGACAGGCAACCCTCATAACCGGAATAGTCGTTTTGGTACACTCGTCACTAACCCTCTCCAAGAAAGACTGAACATGGCAAAGCTTCAAAACATCATCTTCCGCATCTTCGCACTATTCGGATCAAGCGCACTTGCCGCTGTAGCCGGTGGTGCATTGATTGGTGTAGACCTATGGAAATCAGCAGCACTTGCTGGCATCATGGCTTGCGCCCAAGTGATCGAGAAGTTGTTGCGTTTCAGCGTTGACGGTTCACTCACCAAAGAAGAAATCGAACTCGCGTTCACAGGTGCAGTAAAACCTAAGCCTGAAGTCGCAGAGTAATGCCAAAACCCAACTGGCCTGTAAGACCGATCCGTTGGTGTGAACATCTTAAAGGCAAGAAACCTTCTGAGATTACACCAGCTATGGTCGCCCCCATCACGGGTGGAGGGAAGTTGGAGAAGTGTGCTGCGGCAGCGTGGGAAGAAATGGTTGTCGCAGCGCAAGCCGAAGGCATAGTTCTTAAACCAACTTCAGCCGGTGACACGCTCCGTTCAATCGCCCAGCAAACCGCAGGCTTTATATCGCGTTATCAGAAGGAACCGATTGCTGGTGCATCCACAAAGAAGTGGAACAACGAAACGTGGTATCTGAAACCTGGTATGGCTATTCTTGCCACACCATATGACGATCCAGCGAACGACAAAGCGCGTGGCTCACGCCACCTTTACGGTATTGCGGTCGATGTGGCGAACGCTAACGGCAAGATTCTTGCTTGGCTATTGGCGAATGAAGAACGCTTTGGTTTCTCGCACGAAGTTCTAGGTGACGCTAATGGCAAAGGGGCCGAGCCCTGGCATTTGCGTTTTGTAGGAAAGCCTGCTTGATGTGGATGCTGGGATCGCTCTCGTTCTTGCTGCTGCTGTTACTGGTGCTTTTGGTCTGCTGACCGTAGTAATCCAACGTTTCAAAGCCGAGAACCGTAAAGACCATGACACCGTTATGGCTATGTTGCGTTTGATGCGACGCGCACAAGACCGCACCGAAGACAAAGTAGATACCGTTTCAGACCGTTTGACGGAACACATCACCAAGCACTAGGGTAAGTCACCCGAAGAAAGGTGCTTGCAAATGGCAAAAGGATTAACTACCGTTGAGTTAACTTTGGTGCGTGACTGTCTCCTCAAATCAAATCCTGGGAGGGATCAAGCTGACGCACTATGGGAAGTTATCGAGAAGATAAACAAACTCATAGAGGGAGCAAGAGTTGAGCAAGCCCGTAAAGCAAAGTCTGCTAAGTGAAATACGATCTGAAAAAGTTGTGCCGTCAGGCCGCATCCCAAGAATCCAGCGTGTACTTGAAGGAATGGACGAAGCAGATCGCAAAGAACTTATCGAAGCGTTAGACGATTACACCATCCCTGCGCCCACAATCAGCAGGGTATTAGAGAGACGCGGAATAGACTTAGATTCATCTTCAATCAACAAGTATCGACGAGGGGAATTCGCTCATGTCACTAAAGGATGAACTCGGAAAACAATCCGAAGTGGACACGGACATTGTGCGTATCCGAAAGCAACGTGATTCGTTCGCTAATCAGAACGCTCGACTACAAACCAAGATAGATGAACTGGAACGAGTGCTGTCTGTTGTTGATGAGGTTGACGGGCTAAGTGTTCAACCCCCAACATGGTTGGCTCCGGCTAAACCGAAACGATCAGCAGCAACCCTTGTCGTCATGTTGAGTGACACCCACTTTGATGAGGTAGTAAACCCTGAAGAAATGGAAGGGTTGAACGCATACAACCGTCAGATCGCTGTGATGCGTTTAGAGAAATGGTCACAGAACGTAATCAAACTTGCGCGACATTATCTTGCAGGCGTGGACTATGACGGTGTAGTACTGATCTTGGGTGGTGACATCTTTAGCGGTGACATCCACGAAGAACTACACGACACCAACGCAGACACCATGCTCGGTTCGTTACTGTTCTGGGCTGAACAAGTATCAGCTGCCGTAGACCTGCTCGCTACAGAGTTCGGTAAAATCCATGTTGCTTCTGTCGTAGGTAATCACGGTCGTATGACTCGTAAGCCACGAATGAAACAGCGTGTCAAAACAAACTTTGACTGGTTGCTTGCCAAGATGGTCGAGCGACACTTTGAAAAAGATAAGCGTGTCACGTTCACTATCCCTGAGTCAGCTGACTGTCTGATACAGATTTATGGTCACGGACATTTGCTCACTCACGGCGACCAGGTTTCAGGTGGTGGTGGTATCGGCGGTATCTATCCACCGATCATGCGTATGCGAGCAAAGAAACACGCCCGCTACATGGCCACCAACAAATCATTCCAAACATTGTGGTTAGGACATTGGCATCAGTACATCTCTACCCCGTCAATGGTGGTGAACGGCAGCATGAAAGGCTTTGACGAATACGCCCTACTCATGGGGTTCGGGCATGAGCAACCACAACAAGCCCTAGCCATCGTCACCCCTGACCGGAACATGACCATCCAAGCACCCGTGTTCTGTATGGATCGCCGTAAGGAAGGGTGGTAGGCTGGTGATATGGGTTCAGCAAATAAAAAAGGTTCCGAATACTCTCGTAAATGGCGAGAAAAAAACAGGGAAAAGCATCGACAAAGCACAAAAGATTATGAGTTGCGTATGCGTAAACCTTGTCCTGTGTGTGGTGGTCTTATGAAGCGGACTTCAACATTTTGTGCGAAATGTTCTAGTGGTGAGCGACACCATGCTTGGAGAGGTCATGACGTTAAACACGTTGATCGCGCTGGATACATCTGCGTAAAAGCGAGAGATGGTGAACCTGGAGCAAAACGAAATGGCTACATTTTGGAGCATCGTCGGGTTATGCAGGATCACTTGGGTCGAGCTTTATTTCCAAATGAAAATGTCCATCACAAGAATGGGGTTCGATCGGATAACCGAATTGAGAACTTGGAACTTTGGGTGACGTTTCAGCCAATGGGTCAGCGGCCAGAAGATTTACTTGAATGGGCTGACACAATCATTTCTCGTTATCGGAAGAAGGAGGGCTGGTGAGTGACGCTCGACTTTGCCTATGCGTCTATCGTGGGGTGATCCCACGCAACCCTGACTGCGGAGAAAAGCCCGATGACTTTGATGAATAGAACCGTCGTTTACATCCAGTGGGCTGACACCCATCTGTCTGAAGGTGGCTGGTTGAACATGGACGAATACGAAGATGATGGTGAATGTCTCGTAGACACCGTAGGGTTCCTAGTACCAGTCGGTGAACCAGGTTCCAAAGATAACCATGTGACCGTATGGCAAACGATTTGCAAAGAAGAAGGCATCCACGCTATACATATCCCTGTAGCGATGGTGCGTGACATGAAAGCGATTGACTTGACAGTAACCGTGTCACACCCCTAGATTAAAAATACCTGCACAAACCATAGGAGGAAAAATGCAGAACCTATACACAATCCCAAAGCCAACTCATGGCAGCCAAGACTGGTTGAACCTACGTTGGGCAAACGAAAAAGGTGAGAAACGAATCACCGCATCAGTAGCCGCAGCAATTCATGGTGAACACAAATACACCACACCAGCTGACCTAGCGGTAGAACTATTGGCAGACACACCCCCTGTGCCAACAGAACAAAACGATGCGATGCGTCGAGGCACAATCCTTGAAGCCCCACTTATGGGTTGGGCAGGAGAAATCCTCAACGAAACCATCACCGAACCATCAGAGATGTACTGCTACGAAGAAAACGGTGTACGCCTCATGTCCACAATGGATGGTCGTTCACTCACCGGCAAGTTTTATGAACTCAAAACCTATAACAAGCGTTGGACGGGACAACTTTCCCGAACCTGGTACTGGCAGGGAGTTCAACAAGCGATATGTACTGGTAGTCACGAAATCTACTGGATCATATTTGACAGCGACTTGCAACTTCAGTTCCATACACAGACCGTGACCAGTGACGAGAAACAACTCCACATTGAGGCAGCCCGCAAATTCTTGGGGTTCATCGACATGGGCATGATGCCTGACATAGCTGATCCCACCTATGACAACGCCAGTACGCTCTACCCCGAAGGTTATGGAAACACAGTCGTACTCGGCCATGAGGTGTACGCGAGTCTAGAGCGTTTAGCGCAGGCACGCGAACAGAAGAAGCAGGCTGAAGCTGTTGAGGAACTCATTAAGGGTGAACTGGCGATGCTGTTACAGGACGCTGAGTATGGCGCGATTGACGGAACCCAGGTCGTATCGTGGAAGAACAGCAAACGCACATCGTTTGACACCAAGAAGTTTGAGGCAGAGCATCCTGCGTTGGCAGAAAAGTTTAAGAAAACATCAACCTTCCGCACTATGCGGATCATCGCTAAGGAGGCGAAGTAATGAAACTAGAAGAAATCATCAGCAAGTACGGCGTACCTGATCCGAAGATCGTAGGCAAACTCCCACGTGGGGGTCAGAGCCTCGATTTTGTCGGACACGCGGATATCACAAAAATGCTTATCGAAGTTGACAGCGAGTGGACATGGGAACCAGTTGCTTTTGATGCAGATGGTTTGCCTGCTTACCGTGTTGAGAACGGCATGGCACACATGGCTGGATGGATGACCATTCATGGCGTACGTCGCTTGGGTATTGGTTCAGTAATGGCCAGCAAGCCTGATCTATTTAAGGAACTCGCATCCGATTATCTCAGGAACGCGGCCATGCGTTTCGGATTTTGTCTCAGTTTGTGGACTAAGCAAGAGTGGGACGATGTATCACACACCCCGACCACCTCTGCACCTAAGCCTGCACCAGTAGCAAAGGTTGAACCAGCAAAGCCAAGCGATCCGCTCGTGTCAATGGACAACATCAAACGATTCGTGGATGCCTGCAAAACAGCAGGACTGAACCATGAACAGATCGCAAAGTCAGCCAAGCTTGACCTAGCAGACCTGAAAGAATCACAGATGCCAGCGTTGCGTGAAGCGTTCACCAAAGCAAAAGAGTTGGCAGCACAGTTCAACGACACCGAGCCTGAAGTGATGGACGACTTCAACCCCAACTTCAAGAACACCGAAGAAGCAGTAGCAGCGGTAATCAATATGTTCTCTGCTGAGGAAGTGATCGCAGAATCCAAAGCGAACCATCCTGCGAACGGATCGCCACAGATCAAGGAACCTGGCGCACCTGCAACAACGAAACAGATAGGTATGTTCAGGGCTTTAGCATCAGGCAAGGGCATCGCAACTAAAGCGGAACAACTGTCTATGGCATCAGACTCAACAGGCCGTGTCATCGAATCGTTGGAAGCCCTCACCAAGTCAGAGATTTCTGAACTCATCACCATCCTGAAGGCGTAACGTGAAGTTTGCTTATGCTGACCCGCCCTATTTAGGGAACGGGAAGCGGAGGTATGCACCATTTCACGACAACTCAGAGCAATACGACACCAAAGACGCACACCTGCTTCTAGTAGATCGACTTGTTTCTGAATACCCTGATGGTTGGGCATTGTCATGCAACCCCAAAGACCTTGCATGGCTGTTGCCTGCGATGCCAGAAGATGTGCGTGTCTGTGCTTGGACTAAAACATTCCATCAAATCAGAGTGAACGTTTCTGTGCAGTACGCATGGGAGCCAGTCATCTTGTGGCATGGTCGTGACGTTCGCCATCGCAGGCCGATGACACGCGACTGGACAAGTGGCTGTATTGCTATGCGGAAAGGTTTGCCTGGTGCTAAACCTAAATACTTTTTTGATTGGGTGATCGCGATGCTTGGCTACGAAGATGGTGATGTCATTGACGACATATTTCCAGGCACAGGCGGCTTGTCAGATGCGTTGGCGGTTTGGAGGTGGGACGATGGAACAGAACAGGAAGGATTACTGTGAGGGAAACAGAGACAAATGTACGGTTGACGGATGCCCCAAGTTCGGAACTTTGGGACGTGAAGCTCGTGACGGTAAGCGACGGGTCAAAGGATGTAACGATCCTGTTGCTCGCGGAAAGCGGTCACGAACTAAAGGTGATAGCAAAGCTCGACGTGCTAGGAAGAAGTTGGGTCTTAGTGCGACAGGTAATGCAGGCACTCGCCATGAAGAACATTGGGGTGGCTTCTTTCGTGTCGAAGTCAAAGCCGGTGCGCAGGTGGGTCCGATCGCTACTCGTTTCAACCAGGCTCGTTTACAATCTGAAGCATCGAAGTCGTTGGGTGACATACGACCTTTCGCGATGATTGCTATGCCTGATGGCAGTAGTGACGGTATCGTGTTAATGACATTGGATGAGTTTGCGGAACTGGTTTCCCTTATCTCATAAGCATTACCTAAAATTTGCTAGTCTTGGAGGACCGATGAGATCACTTGTACGGCTATTTGCCGTTGCTCTAGTAGGGACGATTACCTTCGGCAGTATGGTTCATGCTGCTGAAGCCCCTGCCAACCCTGCGAACCCGTCAGTATCGCCTCTCTCGGAGGCTTACAGAGCGTCTGACAAGGTTCTGGTACTGCCTGTTGAGGTGGTTCCTGAGGGTGTTCCGGCAGACAAAACGAAGCGTTGCCCCCAATGGGAGGATGAGTTCGCAGAGTTCGGGCTACCCGTTCAGGCGTTCTCGTACATCGCATATAGGGAAAGCCGCTGTAACCCGCTGGCTCATAACAAAACCCTGAACCGTAATGGCTCACAAGATAGGGGCATCCTTCAGATTAACTCGACCTGGATTTCTGTAACGGCCAAAGAATGTGCTTCACAAAGAGGCGATCTGTCGGTACTGTTTAACGTACGGTGCAACCTTGCGGTAGCCCGATACTTGTACAGGAACGGCGGGCTGAGGCATTGGAATTTATAGACGAATATCAAGACGACAACGAGGGAGAAGAAATGTCGGCAGCCGAAGATTATTACAGCCTGGTGAACAACCAGTTTGCTTTCGTAGAGGAAGCAGCGTGTCGAGGAGCAGGCCCAGACCTGTTCTTTCTGAACGAGGAAGAAAAAGCAATCAACATTATGAAGCTTGCTGAGGCACGAACTGTTTGCTTCACTTGCAAGGTACAAAAAGAATGTCTTGACTTTGCTGTAGAGAACAATATAAAGTCAGGTATCTGGGCAGGAACAACACCATTACAGAGGAAGGCGTTACGACGTGAGCATAGAAACACCAATAGAGTTTGAGTTAGAGCAATACAAGGATCGTGTTGATGCGATGCAGATGGCGAACGAACTGTTGCGCGAGGAACGTGACCGTCTAAAAGATGCTGCTGATTCACTTCACGCAGAACTAGATGCCTGTCGAGCGACGCTGAAGCAAGCCGAGTCAGTTATTTCCCGGTTGCGTACCCACATCGCGCAGGGTGTGGAGTTGTGACACCAGCGTTAATTGAGTTGTTCGTTGATCGTTTGTGCGGAATGTATCCGACAACGAATATCGCACGCAACACGGTAAAGAACGCTTGGGTAAAAGACGAGATGCTGCTCGACGCTTCCGAAGATGACGCTAAAACCGTACTCAAAATGGCTGAATCATTAGGCCATTACCCGAACCAGTATGAAGTGAAATCGTTATTCCAAAAGGTAATGGGTGTACGTCAAGCAGAGGTGGGTTGTGATGAGTGTGATAGCACCGGATTTATTTATACCGATCCAGATTTTGAGAACGACTCAATCAAAACCCGTTACGTCAAATCATGTAAGTGCCGGAGCTTCTGATGAAGGGTGAACATTGGTCTTGCCCACGCTGCCAACAGCGCATGATTACACACGTCACGGTCAAAGAACCGCCAACGTGCAGCAACAAACATAAACAAATAGAAATGGTGAGGGTGAAATGAACTTCGACGAATGGATCAAATTTGGTTACGACATGGGTTATTGCAGCCCACCAGTCTGCTCACAACATGACGGGCCACCAACAACCGCGCTAGAGGACGAGATATGGGATCAAGGCGACGAAACGTGCCTTTACGTTGTCAGGGTTTATAACACGCTCGAAGAAAAGAAAAGTGTCGAAGCAAACTATTCGCCCGCGACATGGAGAGCAACCGAACTCGGTTGGATATAAATAAAAGGGACCGCCTCAACCTCCCAGGGGTGGGAAGGGAGGCGATCCCAATGGCGGCAACACGGTCACGGGTAGGTACCCCGCAAGCGTTTAGTTGTTGCCTTACCTCTAACGAACCTTCACCACCTCAACCTTGCCCTTGCCGGTGATATGGCCTGGATCGTCTAAACCGCAACCAACGATAGCGGCGTGAGCCGACTGCGCGTTAGCGAAATAGTAAATGTATTCAGGCACGTTAGTGAACGTGATCCCCTGCCAACGGTACGGTCCGGCCCATGTCATACCGTCGTCACGTTCGACCACGAACCGAGATGGAGACACCGGTTTAGCCAATAGTTCACTAAGCGATACCTGCCTCATGTTGTGCCACTTACGTCTAGCCCAACTCATGCGATACCGGCCAACACTTGCTTACCTTGATCCGTGATACGGCACACTTGCTGCTCAACACCGGCAAGAGATACCCGTGTTTCTCCGGTTGGCTCGATATATCCGGCCTGCCGCAGCTCGCTACAGCGTTTCCAATAGCAACACTTGGGACGTTTAGCAAGGCCACTCCACCTACCCGCCTCATCGTCGGTTAGCTCCTGGATCGAATACCAAAACAAAACTAGGGCGCGTTGCGATCCGGCGCGAACCGTTATGTCTTTAGCACCGGCCTTCGAGGTTGCCCCATTGTTGCGGCGTACACCTAGCCAACCGTTAGCGTGACCGATAGCTGCCCAATCGTCGTACCTCATTGGGCTACCTCCGTCCACTCTGCCCACTCCCAACGGACCTCGTGGAAGAATTCCTCAAACCTACTCACTGTCTCACCTATCGGGAAAGTAAGCGGGAACACACCGATCAGCTCCCCGTTCCTGGCGTTGATAATAGAAAACCCCGTCACCTTGCTCATTGGTCGCTCCCGTCGTCGTATGTCTCGCTAATGAATAGGTAGGCCATAAGCGCGGCCCGTAGTTCGTCGTATGTCATGACGTGGATCATTACGCCTCCCAACGTGGATAGTTGCGGACTGGCGCAAGGTTGGTGTATGAGGCCACGCCGTTCGCGTGAATTGTTGCCATGTCGCTATCGGTAGCTCCAAAATATGCCAGGAATAATGCCGCGTCACAGTCACCTTCGAGATAGGCATAATTCCCCTTGACGTATGAGAACGTACTGATCCCGTCGCCCCCTTTGGCCTTGTCTGCCTTGTCTGCCCAACGCGCCGCCTTTAGTGGCACTTGTAGCCACTCATGCCCGCTATCAGCGAACCATTTACAGAGAGACACTATGGCCCCCTGATCCGTTTCCGTTGTTGTATTCATAATGTGACCCCTCCCAGGATCAGTAACCCCGACACCTTGCCGAGATAGCTCCCGCGCCCGTCATGAACGGGCCGCCGCCAATGCGGAACGGGACACCTAACTACCAACCTCGCCGCGTGATCTGATCTCGACGGCGTTGGACTATCTCGCGGGTGTGCTTGCGGCGTTGCTCCGGCGTTGGCCTCCGGTCAAGCCATGCCTGGAAAATATACGCGCCCCATAACGGGAACGTGAGACAGATAGCCCCGCCCATGATCCCCAACGCCTCGCCGCCGGTCATGATCTAGCCGCCGCGAATCGGGCCGCGTCTGCCGCCTCCAACGCTAGCAAGTGATCCCGCCAGGCGTTAGGGCTTACCGTTACCGGCGCGGGGGTTAGGTCAAGCTCCAACGGTAAAGGATCACGACGCGATACCTCGACGGCCTCACGGCGACACCTCGCCGCGTATGTCTGCCACACCTCGCCAATATCGCCGCCAATTTTCGCGGAACGTTCGGCCCGCTTAGCCTCCGCCTCATGCGCCTTAGCCCACGCCGTGAGGTCCGGCTCCACCCGTTTACGCCTCGCCACGGTCCACCCCCTCACAATGACACACTAGCTGCCCGTCGTCGTTTAGATCGTCGTCGTCCCATGACGGGCACACCGTCCCACACTCCGGACACTTAGCAACCCATTGGCCGGACATCCACGCCTTATATTGGAACATTACCGCGCCGCCGTTCATTGGGCATACCATACGTGGCCGTCGTCGAAATAGTGATCCATGTCTAGATCGTGGGCTAGTACGTCGTAATCGAAATAGCGCGCTAGATCACCGGGCAGCCCGTTAGTCATGCCGGTGCTGTCGGCGTATTCCTCCGCGTAGGCCCTCATGCTTGACCATTCCCCGCGGTAGCGGTTCTCATGCTCCGCGATAAGCTCCGCTAGGTCCGTGATATACCCGCCCACGTTATACCAGGCAGCGAAAATAGCGAGGGTGTCTAGATCGTCACATTCCGCAAGCTCCCCCGCGTTAGCGTAGAACCCGCGCAACTCCCTAAACCCGTGGGGTGTGTTCTCCACGTCCACTAGCTCCCATTCATCACCGCCGCAACGCTTACACCCAACATACGCCGCGCCGCTGCCGTATGTCATGACCTCACCTTGCCCGCCGTAAGTGATCGCCTCCGCGTCCACCTCCGCGGCAGCTTGCTCCGCCGTGATCCACTTACCTAACGCCCGCCCCGCATTGAGACAGGACAGACAGGCCACGCATACGCTAGGCCCGTTAGCTACTAATATAGTCTCCATATTTACCCCTTTATATTGTGAACGGCCACCGCCTCCGGTGTCGTAGTAGTGAGATTATCCCACCGCCGCGCCGGTGTCAAGCTATGACGCTTACACCCCCTAAAGGGGACACACCGGCCAACCCTTACGCCTCGAAATCTGCCCCGCATTCATCACAATAACCGGAGCTAGCCACTACCGGCCACACCGCGCCGCTAGTAATAAGATACACCTCGCACACCTCCGCGCAAGACATACACAACAAATTAACGCTATCGGTGATCGCGTTAGCAAAATCCCAGGTGGCCACCTCATACGGAATAACGCCACTAAATAGGGCCTCATTATCTGCCCCACGATAACCAACAAGCCGGACCGCCTCGCCGCGATCATAAACAACATACCCAACCGCGCTAGCTCCGCGTGACGTAAACAAGTATTCACTACCCAACAACAAGGCCCGCGCTACCGCCTCACCCTCCGCAACACTACCCACCACGGCAATTTGGCAAGACTCCACACCCCGCGATCCCTTTACAAATTGACACACCGTAAACGGCCGGAGATTATAAAGCTCCCCAACACTAACCCGCGACATATCGCGCTTATCTATAAATATAGTCTCCATATTTACCCCTTGTGAACGTGACCGCCTCCGGCCCGTGACTAGATCATAAGGCAAGCTCCACCAAAAAGCAAGCCAATATCTAAGAATATACGCGCTATATATCAGTCACCCAACGTAGTCACTAGATCACTAAGCGTAGCCACTGATCGACACCAGGCCCCAACGATAGGCGAGGGTAAGACATAACTACCTAACCACTAGGGGTAGTCGTGAAACTACTATCCGTGGTGGGGGTAGGGGTCCCCGTAGGGAATTAGATCACCGGTACCGGCCACAAATAGTAGGCAGGCCCTCACTCTCCGCGTTCACGCTAGGTGGGGGTATGCCGAGGCCGCCTGGGGTATGGATGTATGTAATGCTCTTTGTCGATATGTGGTTTTGTGACCACTCTGAGTGGTGGGGTGTGTGTGTTATTTGCTCCACCTTGGGAGGTGGGTTTGGGTTGGTTGGTGGTCGAGTTGATATTCACATACGTGTGTGTATCTCTCTACCAGTGACTTAGGGATGTTTGTTGCTCCCCCCACGGTTCGCTCTGGTGAGCAGGTCGCCGTAGCTAGTTTCTTTTAGCCGACACCTTGATTGGTGAGATGACGTTCACCGCGCTGCTTGACCTCGTATATAGGTCAT